CAACGTAATCACCTGTTAATGATTTTCTATATGCTTCATATGCTTGCGCTGCTGGCATACCGGCCCTTATAGCTTCGGCAAACAATCCACCATTAGGCTGAGAAGCCAACCAATCCGCTGTTCTATTTCGATCTTCGCCTTGCTGTTGACGTTCTACATCAGCGGACGCTCGTTGCTGTATTCCGCCCAAACGACCAGACACATCCATAGAAGCAAATGCCTCGCGTGTTCGTGGATCACGAAGAAAACCCATCAACCCACCAGAGCCTTGCTGTTGTTGCATTTTCTGCATTTGAATGGCGCTTGGCTGCTGCATATTGCGGCCTGTAGATTGTCCGTCCATTGATGAAGCTCCTCCAAAGATTTTGGCTTCCAAAGATTCCGTCATTGTCCCGTTGTTGGGAATTGGTTTTGGACCTGCAATATTTGCTTTTCCAAAAACGTGTTGACCTATGGTTTGCCAATCACCACCTCCAGATTGACCCCAAGTGGGATCGGAAATCTCTGGGTTATAGTAGTGGGTGGCACCGCCTGTCGGGTCTTCATAATTACCAGAAAGCAAGGCGTCAGCAACTTCATACGCTCTTGCACTTGGCGTGAAGTCCATATTTTGACCTTGTTCGCCGCCAGCATAACCAGTGGTGCTATTCCACGCAGAGAACTGACCCGGCTTCAAAATAACTTTGCCGAGATCACTGCCGCCAGCAAGACGGTTCATAATTACAGAACCAACAGCCACCATGCCATTATAGCCTTGGTTTCCAGCCTCGGCTTGCAGTGTCTTTGCTAGTAGGTCTCGTTGCGTTAATTCCATTCAATTACCCAATGCCGGGAAGGCTTCCAATGGTTGCCAGACTGCCAAACAATCCCGGCGTTCCAGATTGCGTAACGGCAGACCTAGGAAGTCCGCCGAGTATATTAGAGCCTGTTTGCAGTGCCTGACCGGGGTAGCCAAGGTTTGCCAGTGTTTGATTGCGAGACGCATCCAACATTGCTTGTTGTGCCGCTTGCGCTCTAGCCGCCGCCGCTTGTTGTTGTTGCAAGCCACTTATACCCTGACCAAACATAGTTGACCCAAGACCGCGAAGACCACCAGCCGCACCTGATTGCACGTTAGCCGCTTGGAATTGGCCCTGATAATTGGCTTGATTTGCCGCTTGCTCAAATTGAGCCTGTTGTAACGCAAACTGATTTGCCGCCGCCATATTACCAGAACGGGCCGCTTGATCTCGGGCCGCTGCGGCTTCGCGAGCCTGCTGGCCAAGTGTCTCGGCTGTCATCTGCTGGCCTGACTGCAATGCGCGAGCCTGCTGCACGTTGCCGATGTCGAACTGGCCGGATTGAAGTGCTTGAGAAAATGCTTGCTGACGTTGTTGCGCGGATAACTGTCCAGCCTGACGTAAAGCCTCACCAGCGAGTACACCTTCCTGTACTGCCTGACGAGAGCCACCAAAAGCACCAGCACGTTGAGCCTGTGCTGATAGGTTCTCAGAAGCCAATTGGCGTTGACGCTCAATATCCGCTTGCCCAGCTTCTATCACATTCTGAGTGTAAGGAGACATATATGGGTTCAAGTTTGTTGTTGCTAATTGATTAACACCAATTTGACCGGGAGCTTGCGCAGATTGCACAGCACCGACACCCTGCATTTGTTGCGCAGAACCAAGTTGTGCAGCTTGCATATTTGTTGGGCTGAAACTTCCCAAGCGTCCGTAAATATCACCCGCTTGGGTTTGATACTGCTGGGCTTGCCCAAATACGTTTGAACCAATCATTGGAACAACCTTTCATCACAATTTATAGTCAGTAATTCCCAGCGCATTGCCGATCCCTCCAAAGAAATCCCCAACCTTGCCAAAATTTCCAGCCCCATCAGCGCCACCACCAGAAAACACCGGGGCGTCAGAACCAATTACACCATAACTATCAGTGTAATTAGATGGTCCACCAGAATAATCAGCAGTTGGAAATAGACGATTGTGCTCTCTTATAGCGTAAGCCGTGGAGTCAGAGTCGCTATTATTATATTGGTTTCCGCCGTTAGAACCGCCACCGGGCATGGTAACAGGCGCGTTTGGATCAACATAACCATATGAGCGAGTGCCTCGTTCACCCGTTACCGGGTCCATGTAGAAAGATCGCAAGAAATCATATTGACCGGGATATGCTTCGGCGTAAGACGTTTCCATTTGCTCTTGAAATGGCTGACTGGTGTAAACTTCCATACCGCCGACAGTGGTTGTTGGCATGGATGGTGGTGCAACCGTACCCAAACCAAGTGAGCTTAAAAGATCATTTGTGCCGCTATACATTGCAGCCGGAGCAACCGCTTGATATTGAGGGACATTTACTGGCCCTGCGCTATATTGCTCCAACATTTGGTTGAGCAAAAAGTTTCGAGCCGCTTCCGTTTGCGGGTCAAGCTGACCTGTTTGTTCAGGCTTGCCGAATAAAAAATCAAAGATACCCATTTTATAACTCCGAACGGTTTAAACATTTATACCACATTTTGCGCATATTGACACCCCTAGCCGTGCAACCTCGTTATCGACAAAGTTGAGGCTGGAATATTAGGAACGGGTGACGCAGCGGCAGTGGCGTTAAGAAAGCCGCTAGTGCTGTCAGTCATCCAATTGACCTCAAGGTAATCGTTGGCTGCGACTGTGAATATTTGCGTCCGAGATGTAACCAAAGTTGCGTTGTTTTGGTGCAAGGCGGTAGTCATCGCACTGTTGTTGATGTCTGTGCCGTTTACGCTAGGCCAAAAGTAGAAATGCACAGTGCTTGATGATGTTGATGAAATCTGCGCAGAAAAGGCTATAACGTATTCACCAGCCTCTTCAAACACAATCCTACTTGATGGAGTGCCAAGCGTAAGGCCATCGTTTGAGGCTTCCGCTGTGTAGGTCAACTTGTAAGCAGTGTTTGCGCTTGCCGCCGTCACATCTGCGGCAATGTAAAAGTCTCCATGACCATCCTCAAGCACGATCTGATGCCATTCACCATTTTTGGAAACCACCGGATATCCATATTCACGATCCCACATCAAGACGCCATCTGCCGCCGCACTATCGTAATCACGCCGATGCGTAAGAAAAGAGCGTGTACTTTGAAGCCACGCACTAAACTTTTCCGCCCATACTTTAAAATCAGGGCCTATGGGAGGTGCGCCATAAAAGCTCATCTCTTAGCACCCGGCCTTGCGTCAAGGCGCATAATGCCCACGCGCCAGTCAGCAGCCTGCACACCCTCAACGCGCATTCTGACTTGACGCCCTTGGAAGCGAACAGATGTTGGGTTTGATGTGTTGAACGGCCCCTTTTCCGTTTCAGTGTCATTGGGATAATTGCGAACCTTAAATTTTAAATCCACATCGCCCTGTGTTTTTTCGTCAGGAATAACGCTTGTGACTTTCATAAGGCGCTCACCAGTGCCGATTGCTATTGGACCTGTCTCTGCAAATGGAGTTGCACCATCGTAGTTAAAGCCAACCTCATGCTCGTAAACAACGCCGTCAGGCTTGACCATAAACGGACGGCGGAATACTCCGCGATCCACACCCGCAGTGCGGTCAATTTCGCCTGTCGTCCAGATGTTTTCTACATAGTCATACGCAACGTATTTGTCGCATTCTGACGCATCTTGCGACTGATAGAGCCACCAGACCTCATTCCACTGGCTATTGACCACCGCCTGAACTTTAGACGCCTGATCGTAATTCAAATTGCTGAATACATGATCTGCGACTGAGCAAGGTATCTCCTGAACCTGACCGCCAGAATACAAGAAGAAGTTACGACGACCCATCCAGATAACACCAGCATCCACAGAGGCATATGCGCCAGCCGAAATCATACCGCAAGCTGTGCCAACCCTTTGAAAGCCATAAACAAATGGAGGCCCTTGATATGTCATTGTGTGGGCGTCTTGATCTGTGAGGATTAATGACGCGCCTCGCGTCCGCACTCCGGCAAGGATTTTTCCGTTGGTTTGCAACTCTATGTCGCCAGCTTGGTTTGTAGCCGCCGCAGTCCAAGTCGTGTTGTCCTCTTGGTCTGACCATTTTACCAGTCTTGGATTGGCGGACGCGCCGAGACAGACAAGAAACCTCTCCTCAGTAACAAATGTTGCAGAGCAGTCCACTGGCGCGTTAGCAACCACAGTCGCCGTGGCGCTCGTTAAATCCCACTCGTAGATCACGCCGTCATCCGATGAACAGGCAATGAGGAACTCACCAAAGTTATCTAAAGACCAAGTGGTGGCTCTGAGTATAGTGCCCAAGTCTGGGCGCTCAACGCCCCAGCCAAACAAGCCCCAGCCACCGGAGCCAAAACCAGTATTGACTGTTGCGTTAATCCGACCATCAGTTAACGCACCCGGCGTAATGTCTGACGTAACAGAGCTTTCCAACATTACTGTTAAAGTGTCATGCGATCCAAAAGCAGCATATCGCTCACCATCGTTGTCAACCCAAGTGTGAGCCCCTCGCACAATTCCGCCAGCGTCTACGGCAGAGTTGTCAGACTGCGCACGGGGTCGCCATCCGCCCACCGGGCGCAAGCTGTCCTCATGCCAGCGCACTAGGTTGACATCGCGCCAGCGGCCTAAAGATTGATACTCTGTGCCGTTAGAGTACTGGCCCTTGGGAATGTTTAGCGGTACTAGAGGCATTGAGCATCCTTACGGTTTAGTGGGCCAATCAGCCTCATCCAAGTGGGGCCAGTTAGCATGGCTTGAGATGTCACGCAGTGCTTGGCGATACGCTGTTTGTGCAGCAGTCATGTCTGGGGTATCTGATAAAGCCCACCAGTCGGTTTCAGCGATAAGCCTGTCACGCTTTTCTCTTGATAATGCAGACTGCCCTTCAATTCTTGCTGCGATCTCTTCACTAGAGGCGTCACTGACAGACCAAACTTCTGTCCAAACACCACCCACTTCTTGCGGCGTACCTTCAACCACGTTTTTAGTGTGATCGTAAGTAGGCTGGTCAGTGGGAGAAAGCGGAAAAACATTATACGAAGCAAGTGTTTCTTCAGATATGGTCCTAGGGAAAGAGGTATTTGGATTATCACGGCGTAGTTGCCCGATTGTGTATATCTCGGGGGAACCGTTTGTAACCTTAACGTACATTTTATTTACTCCATTTCGCTCTGGGTTGCTTCCAGATTTTCTAGCTGCGGGGTGTTAGTCAAAGAAGTTTCGTCGAGTATAGCAAAGCCACGGCTCTCTGCAAAGGCAGAAGGACAGTGCGCCCACTTGTCTGCGCAGGCTTCAAGCCATTGCACCGTGTGGTGATGTTCAGGAGCTTTGCCTTGGTCAATTAATTCGTTCTCCCACGACAGGTAGGCCATGACTTCGGCTTGCGCTTGTGCAGCGTTGATACCCAAGTCGAACAAATAAATCATATTGCCTTCATCAATGACACCACCACGAGGACGGGCGCTGTTGAGCGCCTGCTTCATGCACGTCATGATGTGGTATTTGACTTCTTCCAGCTCGTAGTCAGCCTCAGTCAGCTCTTCTTTACCGAGCTTGGTCATGAGGTTGTCGTACTGATTGCTAAAGAAGTTGAGCTTGCGAACAGCCGCCTCGACGTAGCCCCGTGAGGATGCAGCATTGGCTTGCTTCTCGTTGATCTTAATCTCCAGCATCTCACGCTCAAGATCGTCAGTTTCTTCGGCCAGCTTACGCTCCAACTTTTTGAGCTTGACCTCTTCCTTTTTCATGCGGAAGTAGCTTTCTTGCAAGGCGGATTTTGTTCTCTCAATCTCAGCAAGTGTATGTTTCACAGAGCGGATAGGCGTAATTGCAGTCACGTCCAGCGTCACGCTCATCATTTGAGAGTGCGACTTGTAGAAATTGCTAGACGCCTGAGCAATGGCGGGTGCTTTGTTGGCAATATTGGCAAGCATAGACTTGTACTCAGGCTTCGCACTTGGAAGCTGAATATTAAGGTCTACCGTGGCAAGTGCCGTTTCTTTCACCGTATCTTTGGGCATAGTCTCTCCATTATTATTTCAATTACCCCAAGCCGCCATGAGCATTCGAAGTTCCTCCCATACCAGTATTAGCAGCCAACAAATCACCGAAGTCTGTGGCATTTCCAGTGGAAGCAATGGTAATGAAATCCATTACGTTACTGTCAAAAGAGTCTGAGCCACCACCGAAAACACCTGTCACCTGTGACGAGCAGCCAGCCGCATTAAATCTTTTAACAGTCAAATCTCCAAAGTCTGTAGCATTTCCAGTGGAGGCAATAGTAATGTAGTCTATAGTGGTTTGAGCGCCAAAATAGCTTCCACCGCCAAAACAGCCACGAGTAGAAGAAGACAAAGCAGCAGGGTCAGACCTGTTTTGTGTAAGTTGCCCGAAGGTAGTAGAGTTTCCTGTCGAGGCAATTGTGATGTACTGAATAGCGTTTGTAGCACTGGACTGATTGACGAAAATGCCTCTAGTAGGAGATGCGCACCCTGCCGAATCTTGAGTTTGATAAAAATCACCGAAGTCTATAGCATTTCCAGTAGAAGCAATGGTAACGTAGTCCATTACGTTTACAAAGTCGCCACCCTCAAAAACGGCTCGGGTCTCCGAGCTTAACGCACCAGTGGCCCCGCTAACTGTTCTGTCTCCAAAATCAGTCGCATTTCCTGACGATGTTGGATCAAAATAGTTGATATTATTGCGCTTTGTAGCGCCACGCTCACCCCCTGCAATAATAGACCGAGTAGAAGAACCGCAACCACCACTTAGGGTGCCTGAGTAAATCATGTCTCCAAATTCCGTTGAGTTTCCCGTTGTGGTGAGATCAATAGACTGGATCGTGGTGACCCAACCTCCTGAATAACCAAGTGCGAAGATACCAATAGGCGCTGGGCCACCAGCAGCCGCCATCGCAAGCTTTTTCCAAACGCTCATCTCAAATCACCCCAAGTTACTTCCAGCCAAAAAGCCATAATAAGTTGTACCGCCATCATGCGTGTAGAACACAAACTGATCTACAGCGTTTGCGGCACTGGTAAGTGTAGGCGTTGTTCCGCCAGACCAGTCCACTGCGGCAGGCCAAGTTACAGTGTAGCCGCTGGCACTTGCGTCTTGCACGATCTTTAGTGAAAAACCAGATGCCTTACCAGATGCTGCGGGATTGCTAAACGTAAACGTAGTGTTTTCTGTTAGAGTATGACTAAACACCGTGCCGTCACGAGAATTTACCGTTGTGGCGTTACTCGACGATGTAACCGCCGTGAACTCTTCAGAGATACCGTTGTCAAACGTAACAACGCCATTTGCATCCGCAGTGACAACCTTGCTGGCCTCAGATGTTCCAAGTGTTGTGATGTCGTTATAGTTCAACTCAGCCGCCGTAGCGGTCACACCATCAAGTATGTTTAACTCAGCAGTGGTAGAAGTGACACCATCAAGGATGTTTAACTCGGCAGTGGTAGCCGTGACGCCGTCAAGGATGTTTAACTCTGCGGCTGAAGCTGTAATTCCAAGTGTGGTGAGAGTAGTGCTGTCGATTATCGACTTGACCGCTGCTGTAGCACCGCCGCCGTCACAATAAATTACACCCGTCGATCCGTTAGAAATTGAAACATTTGACCCTGAGCCTTGGGTGAATGTAACATCAAATCCGCTATCGTTGTCCACAAGATAGAACTTGGACGCATCGTTAGGGCTTACAGTGATCGTGCAAGCCTCTGTCGCGCCAGATAGCACCAGAACTTTATACATCCCATCGCTGAGAGCATCACCAGTTGTGCCATCCGCCGTGCTTAGAGAATGCGCCGCACCCGATCCAGAGAGGTCAATCGTGCCAACGCCAGACGCCGCGCGGTCTAGGATGTCAAAGTTACGGTTTGTAATTTGACCCCATGTATCAGTCTTTTCGCCGTCAGCGATCTTTTCAACCGCGTTGCTTAGTGTCCAAGTGCTTGCCATATCAAATCCCTCTGGTTGCGAGCATATTACTCATTTTATGCCGCCGCGTCTATGGATTGGACGCCATACCATGTTGTACCACCGTCTCTTGTCCAGAAAACGTAAATGTCAGTCTCACCGCTTGCGGGTGCATCAGGGGCTGTACCACCCGCCCAATCAACAGAGGAAGGCCATGTGACTGTGGAGCCGTTGCCTGTTAGCTGTAGGATGAAGCCAACTGAAACACTACTATCTACTGCACTAAACGTAAATGTTGTATTGCCAGACATAGATAAACTAAATGCACCACTTGTGTCTGCATCTAAAGTGACACTTGTACCTGACTTGGCAGTATACAATTCCTGCCAGCTATCTGCTCTTGCTTTGTTATCTACAAGAAATTGCTTCCCATTATATACACGCACCCAAGTGCTGTCTGTCATGTATATGCCGCCACCGTGAGTATTGCTATACCACCCAGTGTTTCCTATTGACCTAAACCAATCATCCGCAAGAGCCTGATTAGCAGTCATGTTGTTTGAGTAGCTATTAACGTGATACCCACCTTGAGATGCTACATGTGCCAGTGTTGACTTGCGGATATAACCATCACCAGTGTTTACATAAATGTCTGACAGTGTTGATGTAGTATTACCCGAGACTGTGTTAATCCAACCAAAGTCAGCATATCCAGAGCCATTTGTACGAACTACTTTATTGGCTTGGTTGTTAGTTCCTGTATGTAAGTCTAATCCATCCAACAAGTTACTGTCAGCCGCCTTGCCAGATGTAGACAGCTTACCATCCAACGCAGTCTGCAAACCATCTACGTTACTGATAACGTGGTTGTGGCTATCATCTGCTACTGTAACACTCAGCGTAGCATTGCCAAGGTTAGTAAATGTAGCACTACCAGACGCATCACCAGAAAGCGTCAATGTAGGGTCAGCCGTGGCTGTCGTAGCAATGGACACGTTACCCAAGTTAGTCATTGTGCCAGAGCCAGTAACAGCGCCTGTGAGTGTAACTGTCGGGTCTGATGTAGCTGTAGTGCTTATGCTGATATTGCCAGAACCGTCAAAGTTGGCATTACCAGTGACAGCGCCTGTGACAGCTATGTTACGGGCAGTTGCGAGTGTGCTTGCTGTGCTCGCTGCAATCCCCAAGGCATCAATGTCAGCTTTTGTCTGATCGGCAGTAGCACCGCTCTCCACACCGTCTAGCTTTGTGCCATCCGCAGCAACGTCACGCCCATCCACAGTGCCAGACACAGTGATGTTGCCGGTTACGCCCAAAGATGTATTTGCTGTCAGAACAGTAAACGTACCAGCGACAGCCGTAGTGCCGCCAACAACAACATTATCAATAGTGCCAGAATTAATATCAATGCCAGTAACGGGCGTGGTGCCGTTAAGCACATCGTCTATTAAATCCATGCTATCGTTTAAATAGCCACCCCAAACGTCCTCGTCATCCGCGACCGTAGGTTTTTTTAGGTTATATGTTGTTGTGTAGGCAACCATGTCTAAATCCTTATGCCGCTCTCATTGGCAGTTCTGTCCAATTAACGCTATCATCCGCCAGAGGTGTCCAAGTGTCAGTTGGGTCTGCAATCAACTCCCACTTCTCTCGAGCAGTTGCAGCGAACAATGCCGTTGCCGATACGCTAGAACCAGCACTTTGCACTCTATTACCTGTCGCAGTGACGGTTGCCGCTACATCAACATCACTCGCACCCGCCGCAGTAAAGTTTGCAGATGCGCTGAAAGTTACAGCCGCCGCCACATTTGATGCAGCCTCGCGCACACGCTCCGTAATGTCTGCAATCGTAACTGCTGGGCTTACCTGAACGCTAGACTGTGCAACGCGAATTGCGCCACCTGTAACTGTAAGCGATGGGGTGACGGTCGCAGAGCCAGCCGCATTAACCGATCCAATCGGCACCATCTCCGCTAATACGTTAATCGGTACGCTTCGCTCGACAACGCGCAAATAGCTCACAGCCGTTACGCTTGCAGCCGTTAGTGCCGCTGCGCCTTTAATTGTAACCTGACCAACAGCCGTAGTAGTTGCAGACGCAGAAATCGAGGCGGACGCATCAATGTATGAGCCGTCAACCCCGTAGAACCATGTACTGTAATTACCCTGACCGTAGGCCATTATTCAGCCCCTAGTTAAGCGTGATGTCTAGGTCACCGCTTGGAATGCGGAACACGTCACCCGTCTCAATAGTTTTCGATGATGTTAGTGCAGCCCATGCCATCAAATTGCCAGCAGAGGAAGCATCAAAGATGCCCACATGCGTAACCGTGCCGTAGTTGGCCGTGGCTGTCGGAAACTCTACCGCCGCATTGTTTGACGTTGTGTCGCCAGACGTTGTGAAGGCAATTGTTTGACGCGCATAAGCGCCGCCCGATACCTCTGTACCGCCGCCACTGTCAGACGGTGCAGCCGTAAACAGCGCAACGTAGTGTGTGCCGGGGGCAGTATATGCAACGCCAGCAAACACATGGTCCAGCACCTTTGTTTCTAAATAGTCTGAAAAGCTCATGTTGGTCTCCTAGATATATCTTAATTCCCTATACACTACTTTTAGGAAATTAGTAAGAGTTCACTTGAATACGCATCCCTGCGCTTGATTGTTTGGCCCTGTCACTAGAACTATTTAAGCCTTGTATTGCAGAAGTATAAAGTTGAGCCCAAGTTGGCAGACGCTCATCTTCTCCTAAAAATGGCGCAGCTTGCGTTAGAGCACCATAAACATAAGCATCAGGCGCATCAGTTAGTAACCAGTTGGTTGTTTGGCTGTCAGACAGAGCAGGAATTTCTTGGTAATAAACAAGCTCCATTATGTATGCCGCATCAGGTGTTGGGAAAAGCTCAAAACTTTCACCAATGTGTGCATAGAACTGAGGCCTTCCATTGGCGTTTCTACTGTTTTGCCTACGAATTATTAAATCATTAATAGTTGTAAGCTGTAAAGCAAAGCCATCACCAGAAGTTATACTGAAACGGATGGTTTCAAGCCAATCTGCCGGAACGGCGCTATATTGGCTGTCCAGTTCACCAGAAGAACGCTCAACCATTTTGTAATGACGGATTTGCCTCTGCATTTGTTTTTCAGCGAAATTTATGAAGTCTGGTATTTGATCTGTAAGGTCATCACGGTTTAACCAACTACCAATTGACGTTTTAAGCTCTGAATAAGTTGAAAGTGCCATTTAACAGTCCCATGCTTTACGCGACCAATAATTAGCCGACAATTTGCTATTCTTGCCCTTTATACCACCAGAACGCGCACAATACGATGCTTTTCGACTTGGCGTGTTTTTCTTAATGGTCATTTTGGGATCGCCAAAGTTTACTTTTTTAACTTCATTGCCCTCAACAGCAAGGACTTCAAACTTCTTTGGGCCACCACGGCGCGGTTTATTGACTGCCGTGAACCCATGACGCTTTTTTGCCGCCGCTATCTTTTCCGCTTTTGTACGCATGGAAACTAAATAAGCCCTACGCTTTTGCTAGGCATTTGCCAGCCATTGCGCATTTATTTGGTGTTGGACAACCTTTGCATGGCTTAAAAGATGCTGC